GTACCGGGCACTGGTGAACAACCTGAGCATCTCGTCGGGGCCCCAGGTCATCGTCAACGACGAGATGATCAGCCCCACCGAGAACGGCGACGAGCTATATCCGTGGAAACGCTGGCATGTGCAGGGCGATCCGCTGGGTAACCAGCGCGAGCCGGTTACGTTTTTCCAACCAACGTCGAACACCCAGGAATTACTCGGCGTCATCAACGCGATGAACGTGATGGCGGACGAACAGTCGGCCATCCCCCGGTATCTGACCGGCGAAAGCCTCTCCGGAGGTGCCGGGCGCACGGCGTCCGGCCTGGGCATGTTGATGAACAACGCCGCGAAGGTGTTGCAGACGGTCGCGGCCAACGTCGACACCAACATCCTGGAGCCGCTGATCGAGGCGCTCTATGAGATGATCATGCTGACCGATACCTCGGACCTCCTCACGGGCGAGGAGCAGATCCAGGTGCTGGGCAGCAAGGTTTCGGCGCAAAAAGAGACCGAGCGCCAGCGCCAGCTACAGTTCCTGCAGATCACCGCCAATCCCATCGACGGGCCCATCATCGGCGAGATCGGGCGTGCCCGGCTGCTGCGCGCGATCTCGGAGGGCATGGGGCTGCCGGACGACATCGTGCCCGACGATCAGACACTCCAGGCGCAGATGGACGCCCAGAAGCGGCTCCAGGCGGCGGGCATGGCCGTTCAGGCGCACGCCCAGGCCAATGGCGAGCACGCGCCCGGTCCGCCGGGGCAGGAGCAGGAGAAACCCGGCGAGGAGCCCAAAGCCGGTCCGCCCGGCCCTCAGGGACCGCCAGGGGGGCCGTCCGGACCGTCAGCCGGGAGTCAGGCCCAGGGAGGCCAGTCGCGTCAGCCGGGTCCGGCCCGGCCACCGTCGTTCAACTCGTTTAGCCAGGGAACAGGAGCACAGCATGTCTGAGAACAAAGTCGAGAGCACCTCCTCGGGGTCGTCGATGAAAGCATCCGGCGGCGGATCGAGCGGCGAGAACTCGGGTCCCACCGGATCATCGCGCCACTACCCGAAGGGTAAGTCGATCCGCCGCACGGACTGGAACCCGGAGAAGAAGCCCGCCAGCACCTACGGCATCTGCGGCACATGACGTCCGATATCTTGCAGTTCTTCGCCTACGAGCATTTGCCGGAACATCTGGCCAAGGTCAGCGCGCCGTTCGGTCAACTGGCGCGCGAACTGGTCGCCAATCTCCCGCGCAATCCAGAGCGTAGCGTGGCGCTGCGCAAACTACTCGAAGCCAAGGACGCAGCCGTGCGGGCACGGCTGTACCAACCACCGGAGGTATGAGCAATGGCAGCCGGATTTCCATCGGGCGTCGGTGGGATGCTGTTTGGTGGCGGCGGTGGCGGCGGGGGTACGGTCCACGTCGGTGGTGGCAAAAACGCCAAACATCAGCAACTGGGCACGCCCCACACGGGAATGAAAAACACCCTGACCACGGGTGACCCATTGGATCGTTCCATGGGCCATTACGGGAAAAAGGGCGGCGTGATGTCGCGGATGCAGGGCGTCAAAGGCGGCATCACCCGGCCCGTCGGCGGGCTTGGGCCGGGCCGTAAGGGCCAGCCGGGCCCGAGCAGCACCGACTACAGTATGAAAAATGCGTTCTGATTTACTCCGGGAGTGAACTGTGAGTGTGAATTTAGGCAACGACGCGATTTCGGCGATCAAGGAACTGCGCGGTAATTCTCATTTCGAGAACCTCGTGGCCCATCTGGGCGCGTTCGCGCAGAACATGGTGCTCGCGTCGTGCGACGCCGACGTGACCACGCGCGTCGACAAGACCGCCTATGCGCGGGGTTTCTATCACATGTGGCAGGCGATCCACGCCGCGCACGCGGATCTGCACATGAGTCAGGTGAAGATGGCCCCACCGAAGGGCGTGAAGGGAGCAATGGCCAATGTCTGAGTCCAACACCATCACGCATCAGCCGTATCTTCCCGAAGCGGTTCGCCGCGCATCCGCCCGCGCGGATGAACTCGCGCGTGAGGCGGGCGTGGCCAACGTGCCCGAGGGTGATACTCCCGTCGTAAATGGCGAGGGCGGCGAGGAGCCGGTTCAGCAACAGCTGGACCTGGGTGATCAGCCCCAACCACAACCCCAGCCCCAGCCCCAGCCCCAGCCCGTCAACGACTGGGAGCAGCGTTATAACACGCTGCAGGGCAAGTACAATTCCGAGGTGCCCGAACTGCGCGGCCAGCTGCACTCGTTGCAGACCATGGTGGCGCAGATGAACCAGCCGCGCCGGGCCGAGGACACGTTCGAGAACACGCCGCGCACGCGCCCGCTGCCACCGCCCACGCGCGAAGTTCCCCAGGAAGATATCGAGGCTTATGGCCAGGACCTGATCGAGGCATCGCAGCGTTGGGCGGACGCGAAATACGCACCCATTTTACAAGATTATGAACGCCGTCTGCTGGCGGTGGAGGGGAATAACCAGCAACTGGCGACGTACACGACGCAGCAGCGCGTGGACATGGCGCTAACCAATGCCATGCCGGACTGGGAACGGATCAACGTCGATCCGAATTTCGTGGCATGGCTGAACCAACCAGACATGTTCAGCGGGCAAACGCGTAAAACACTTATTGACAACGCTTACAATTCAGGCGATGCCGCCAGGACCATCGCGTTCTTCCGTGCGTACAAGAACGAGCAGACCGTGGTTGGCCAGCAGCCAGGGACACAGACGTTCCAGACCAATCAGGCGGAACGGCTACCCCTCGCCGATCTGGCGGTGCCTGGACGGGGCCGTAGTGTCTCGTCACCAGCGCCCGGCGCTCCCGAGGCACGCATCTGGACGACGGCGGACGTCAACGCGTTCTATCGACAAAAGCAGCGTGGCTATTGGGCCGGACGTGAAGCGGAAGCTGAACGTCTGGAGCGCGATATCATTCTGGCTCCACTCGAAGGGCGCTTCCGTCAGTCATGACATCCCCATATGTGAGAGGAGCGGCCTTCCATGGCCATCACAGTAGCAGCAACCCCGTTCGCCGGGGCCAATCAAACCCCCGCGTACCATGGCACGTTCATTCCGGAGATCTGGTCGGGTAAACTCATCGAGAAGTTTTATTCGGCCACCGTACTGAGCGCCATCGCCAACACGGACTACGAAGGCGAGATCAAGAACCAGGGCGACGTGGTTCACATCCGCACCAAACCGACGATCACCATCCGGGACTATCAGGTCAACCAGGACCTGCTGATCGACCGCCCGTCCAGCAACATCGTCGACTTCACCATCGACAAGGCGAAGTACTTCAACGAGGCGCTGGACGACATCATGGAGGTCCAGTCGGACATCAACATGCTGTCGTTGTGGTCCGACGACGCGGCTGAACAGATGAAGATCGTCATCGACACCGACGTGCTCACCACCATCGACGCGGGTATCGTCGCGGCGAACAAGGGTGCCACGGCGGGACGCATTTCGCTGAACATCAACCTCGGCACGACCGGCGCGCCCATCGCCATCACGCCGCTCAACATCATCGACAGCATCGTGGATCTCGGCACGGTGCTGGACGAGCAGAACATTCCGGAAACGGGACGTTGGCTGGTCATCCCGCCGTGGGTGGCGGCGCTGATCAAAAAGAGCGATCTGCGCAACGCGTCCATCTCGGGCGACGGCGTGTCCATGACCCGTAACGGTCGCCTGGGCATGATCGACCGGTTCACCCTCTACTCGTCCAACCTGCTGCCGACCGCCGCCGAGGGTGCCGCCACCGCGTTCCGCGTCTTCGCCGGTCACCCGCATGGTCTGACTTTCGCGAGCCAGATCACCAAGCTGGAGCAGATGCGCTCCGAGCGTTCGTTCAGCACGCTCTTGCGGGGCCTGCAGGTCTACGCGTCCAAGGTCCTGGACGGTATCGCCATCACCGAACTCTACGCCGTTCGGGGTTAAACTTTACTCCCGTCGTAAACCGCTGGCTTCGGCCAGCGGTAACGGAGGTCACGATGGCGAAGCGTAAGGGTTATGACGAGGGCGGATCGGTAGGGCAGACGGGCCGATCCAGCGTAATGGACCTCATGGGCCCCAGCGACGCCACTATCAAAGCGGCCCAGCGAGGGGACGCGGCAGCCGCCGCTAAAAAATCCAATCAGGCATATGAACAATCTCGTAACGACGCGGCGACCAGATCGGGCCAGCCGGTCCAGGAAGGCAGCGTCAGGTATTACCCGGAAGGTAAGGCCAAAGGGGGTAAAGTAGCCATGGCGAAACGACCGTTCCCCTTCGAAGGTTCGAAGAAGGACAAGGCGCAGGACAAGGCTGGCGCTAAGAAACTGGGCGTCTCCCAAAAAGCCTACGAGAACACCGCGCGTGACAAGGCCCAGGACAAAGCCGGTCAGCGCCAGATGTATGGGAAACGCAAATGAGAGCGCCATCCAGGGGCAAATCGAAATTACCCAATTTGGGCATCGGCGCGAAGAAATCCGCCGGACCCAAATTGCCCACCAATGTCGCCCCACCACCGCCGCCGTCTGGGGGCCCCCCCACTCTGGCATCCGGAGGACCGGGGGCTCCCAGCGCGTCTGGGGTCCCCGGAGGTCCGGTGGCACCCGCCGGGCTGGACCCCACCGGCCTGGGTATGCGCAAGGGCGGCAAGGTCGGTAAAACCATGCCGGTGAAGAAAGGGCGG